GAGCCTTCCCACTGCATAATCAAAGCCAAAAAATTCACAATTCAACGGGGTGAGTTACTTCGTTCGATGCAGACCTTATCACGCAGGTGGGATTGCTCAGTGTCGAAGGTTAGGACGTTCCTGCTGATGCTTGAAGAAGACGGGATGGTGAAGGTTACAAGCGAAAAAATTGCCACACGCATAAAAATCGCTAACTACGAGGACTATCAAGGGTTTGAGGAAAAACAAGAAACGCAAAAAAATCGCAAAAAAAACGTAGAAAAAATGCAAAAAAACACATTAGAAGAAAGAAAGAAAGTATTTAGAGATATGCTCTCATCCTTCGTAACTGACAACAACAGGGAAATGTGCAATGACTTCTTTAGGTACTGGACTGAAACTTCCCTGAAAAGCGATAAAATGCGCTTCGAAATGGAGAAGGTATTCGATGTAGGCAGACGCCTGTCAACATGGGCGCGAAATGAAAAAAAATTCACTCCACCTGTGGCAGAATCTTCCAACGATTTGTACAACAATGTAATGAGGCAAATCAATGGTACAGGTTCAAGGTAATGCAACGGACTACCTGTTAGACGTACGCAATGGGCGTATCAAACAGGGGTTAGGTATTGGTTGCACCTTAGACGACCATATTCGTTTCAAACCTTCCCAACTGAATATCATTTTAGGACACGATAATGTCGGCAAATCGTACTTCGTTTTTTGGTATTTTTTGACACTGGCTTTGACTCATAATCTCAGGTTTATCCTGTGGGCAGGTGAGAATCATAAAGGGCAAATACTTAGGGACATGATTCAAATGTATCGGGGTGTAAAGTTCACCGAATTGACCGAGCAGGAGATAGTGTCGTCTGCAGCGTATATCGAACAATACTTCGAGTTCGTTGACAACAAGACCCTTTACAAACCTGATGCGCTTTTACGGATATTCGAGCAATCCGAGGCAAACGCCTGTTTAATTGACCCATTCACAGGACTTGACCGAGATATGACCTACGAGGGTAATTACCGATTCCTAAACTTAGCGCGAGACTTCTGCAATCGTACTGGAAAAACAATCTACATCAATACGCACCCGAATAGCGAATCAGGAAGGAGCGGAAACCTGTACCACGATGGCGATTGGAAGGGACATTTGAAGCCCCCACTAAAAGACCATATCGAAGGTGGCAAAGCGTTCCTGAACAGGTGTGATGATATGTTTGTCATCCATCGCTTAGTGAAGCACGAAGGCATGAGGTACTACACGATGTTCTCAGCCGAGAAGATTAAGGATGTCGAAACTGGAGGACAAATCAATCGCCTGAATGAGCCAATCCTATGCGAGTTCAATTACGGGTTGGGCTTCTTAGTTCATGGCGTTGATTCCCTCGCACCCGTAAGACCGAAAAAATCAACTAACAAAAATTTGTTCCATGGACTATGAATTGTACCTGTTACGGATTAGGCTTCAAGCCAACACCCTGTTCTTGAAAATAAAGTTAAGCAGGGAGGAAATCGAGCAAAAGCATCCGCACCGAAATGACCTTATCAAATCCATGAAGGAAGGGGAGCAGATGGCACTGGAAAGTTACGAGTTTATACGATTGGCTCAGGATGAGATTAGCAGCCTTCGTAAGACACTCAATGCTTCCCACTTTACCAATCTGAAATTGGAGGCGGAAGTGCGAGAGTTACGACAAAAAAATGCAATTTTACTGTCAAAAGTAGAATTATGAAGCGATGTAGGATATGCAAAAATCCATTTCAGCCCCGTTTCAGCCGTTTAGAGCGAGTTTGTTGGGATGTAGAATGTAAGTCGTCAGAAGCAATGGCGAAACTTCAGCAAATCAAAGATATAGAAGCCAAAAATCAACGGAAGCGACTGAAATCAATGAAATCTGACCTGATGACCACTCAGCAATGGGTGACCAAGGCGCAACTATATTTCAATAAATTCATTCGGCTTAGAGACGAGGGGAAGGGATGCGTATCCTGTGGGGCTTCCCTGCGTGGTAAAAAGTTCGATGCAGGACATTTTTACAACGCTAATAATCATTGGGGGCTACGCTTCCACGAATCCAATGTACATGGTCAATGCGTTAGGTGTAACCGAGACCTTCACGGCAACCTGTTAGAGTACAGGAAAAGAATAACGGAACGCATCGGGACTGATGGATTGGAGGCACTGGAAAACTCAGCCAACGATACTCGAAAATTTACTCGAGATGAATTGATAGAAATCTACGCTAAATATAAGGCGAGGTGTAGATTATATCAAAAAAATGATTAAATTTACAATAATTAAAAATCACTAAAAATTACTCAAAATGAGCAGAACAAAGCAACAAGTAGAGAGGGTAATGGAGCATGACCCTGCGCAAGAGGTGGCAGTGCCATTCATCGAGCAAACGGCTCCAACTAACATCAAACAGGCTATTGCAGCATTCCAACAGGAATGTCCTGTAATCCTGCAACAAACAAAAGGATTCGGTTATACCTATGCCGACCTTCCAACAATCTTCAATATCATCAATCCCCTGTTAGCGAAGCATCGTTTAGGCTTCTCTCAGCCATTGGACGGAGACAAGGTCAAGACGATTGTTTTTCACATCGACACTGGAGAGGTAATTGAAAGTTCAATAAGCATCCCTCAGGGCGTAATGCTCAAGGGCATGAATGACTTTCAAGTTTTGGGCAGTGCCATTTCTTACCTGCGCAGGTACTCCATCAGTTCAATTTTGGGTATCGTCAGCGACAAGGATACGGACGCTTCAGGACAACAGGTTTCCAAGCCGTCTAAACGCACTCTAAACGACAATGAGTTCATTCGTTTATGTGGGGCTATCAATGCAGGTAATATGACTTCTGAATCTGCACAGGCAACATACGCCTTGACTCCTACTCAAATCGCAACTATCGACTCATTATGATAGGGCATCAATGGTTGGTCAGAGCCTCTCAGGTTGGGGGGCTTATGACCAAAGGACGTGGCAAGGAGGAATGGGGTGCAACTGCACTTCAGGTAATCAAAGATGCAGTCCTTTTCAACGAATACGGGGTAGACAAATTTGTTACTTCCAAGCACATCGAAAAAGGCATAATCAACGAAGCCGAATCACTGGAAATGGTGAAGCGTGTAACGGGGTGGGCACTCGACCTTGATAAGCCCAAACAACGCCTTGTAAACAATTGGGTAATCGGTGAGCCTGATGTACTTTGTAACGGGCATTTAATCGATGTAAAGAACTCATGGGATGGCACTACTTTTCCATGGTTTGACACCGAGGTTGCAAATAATTCTTACTATTACCAATTGCAGACGTACATGTGGCTTAGTGGCTACAAATCATCGTACCTAATTTACACCCTTACTTCTGCACCTGAACACATGGTATTCAAAGAGGGTGAACGATTGGCGTACAATCTGCATCCACTTCCTAAATACATCGGCAAGTCGTTTGATGAAATGCTCGAAATCGGGGAGAAATTAGCAAGGCAGCAATTGGTATTCGACCATATCGATGAAAGTCGCAGAGTCAAGATGTTCAGAATCGAGCGAAACGATGATGTAATCGAGCAAATTCGTCTGAGGGTGGAAGCAGGTCGGGAAATCTACGACACATACTTAAAACAATTAAAAACACAAATATGAAAGCATTCGAGGCATACGATGATGCGTTCACTATTCAATTCCCAAACGGATGTTTAATATCGGTTTCGTGGGATGCAGGAACGTATTGTGATGGGGGCAAATCCACAGTGGAGGTTGCTTGTTTTTCAAGCAATGCAAAATGGATGGTATTCGACTTCAAGACGAAGCAATGGCATACACTTGAAAATGGCACTGAGGTAATGAGAGACCTGTCAGCACTGGAAGTAACTGAACTAATGAATCAACTATCAAAATTATGAAAGCAAAGGTAGAAACATGGCTCGAACAAATTAGGACGGGCGCAATCAAATCAAATATTGTACGGGTGCTGAAACACATCCAAGATGCAGGAGCGCATGGAACTTCAATCTACGATATGAGGGACAAATTGGGGATGACTCACCAATCCCTCACTGCAGTGGTTTCCATGTTGGCAGACGAAGGGCTTCTATTCGAGGCAGGTGTATTCCAAGTCAAGACCTCATGGTACACAATCTACGTTTATGTATCCAACGCGGAAGCCCGAAAGGAAATAGCGTTCAAGCGTAAGGCAGAGAAGTTTCATCAGTGGCTTCAACGGGGGTGCGATGAGTACTTAGATTTCATGTCGCCACAACTTCGACTGGAAGTATTAACCGACCATCATGGAGGTCATAATCACTTAGGAGTATGAGATACTTAATCATTTCCCTGAGTGCATTCGTCATCGAAATATGCTCTACCTTCTACATATCCTACGTTGCTTCTGAGAACGCAATAGGGATGATAATCTTTGCAGGAATAGCACCATACTTAGGACTTCCATTCATTGGTTACATGGTGGAGTCAAAAGATTGGTACGAGAGGTGGAGAATGGCGATGGCTTTATCGGCAGGGTACATGGCAGGTAGTTTATTTGTAATCTTTTTAATTCAATAATATGGAACAAAAACAAAACACAGGAGCAATCTTCAAAAACGATAAGAAGACCTCGCAGAATCACCCTGACTACAAGGGTAAAATTAACGTGGAAGGCAAGGACTTCGATGTTGCTTTATGGCTTAAAGAATCGTCAAAAGGCATGAAGTATTTTAGCGTATCGGTTTCCGAGCCGTATGTACAAAATAATCTCGCAGGGGCTTCCAATCAGGCTCAGCCTGTTCAATCACCTGTGGCAAACAATGATGATGACTTACCCTTCTAACGATGACGAAAAAAGAATTAGCAAATATCAATCAAATCGTTAGGGATAAGATTCTCAAACACCTTGAACTGAACGACATGACGCTTAATGCATTCGCAAAAGAGGCAGGAGTCCATCAGAATCAACTTTGGCTTTACCTGTACTCAGGAAATGAATCCAAGGGACTGCATTCATCGACACTGGAGAAAATTGGGCGATATTTAAGTGAGAATGGACGTTAATCGGAATGGGGGGCAGATGCCTCCCATTTATTGTATACAGGTATATGCAATTAAATTTTTTACTTTCTTTGTAGAATGAATCGCGAGTACGAGAACGGGTATCCAACTCAGCGCATGGTGTTTAAACTTGCTGAGGTGTTAGGGGTGAATCGCCATGCCATAACATTCAACGATGGCTATGGGGTATCGAAATCCGTAATCTACTACAAATCATCAATAGCAAATCGGAGCATAGAGACCTTCTGCAAATTCCTTATGTACAACAAGGTCGATGTTGACTCCATCGTTGAAAACAAAATCACAATTAAACAATCGAAAAAATGAAACAAGGTTTTTTTGTAGGGTTAACTATCGTTGCCCTTCCATTACTTATGGCAATCTATTTTGCTGATAGATTCGTATCTATCCTTCTTCCCTTAGCGGATGTATCTCCATTGCACAAATGGATGTTCGATGCTCAGGCTATGACGAAATCAATAATTCGGGTATGCACTGCAGGTATCGTTTATTGTTTCTACCTGTTAATCAGATACGTAATCCTCGCATAATCAAAACAAACTCCATGGAACTAATATCAATCAAAAAAATCAAACCAAATCCAAAGAATCCGAGAACAATCAGCCCTAAGAAATTTAAGGCACTTGTAGATTCCGTTCGTGAATTTCCTGAAATGCTTGAGGTACGCCCAATCGTAGTGGACGAAAACATGGTAATCTTAGGGGGCAATATGCGATTCAAAGCAATCGTAGAAGCAGGTTTCAAAGAGGTGTATATTATTCGCGCTGAGAATCTTTCTGAGGCGCAGAAGGACGAATTCATCATCAAGGACAACGCCAACTATGGTGATTGGGATTGGGATGTCTTAGCCAACGAATTCAAGCAGGACAATTTACTCCATTGGGGTATGGATGTATGGCAGCAGGAGGAGTACACCAAATATGAATCCGAGGACATAATTGATGATGGGGAAGACGAATCCCATCCAACAGGCTCAGCCGTTGAAGTTCACAAACCTGTTATCATCCAACTGGAATTCGAAATAGGCGACTACCAACACGCACAGGAATTAGTTAAACGGGCTAAGGCGCAAGGTCATAACATCGGTAGCCTTCTTATTCATTCAATGCAAAAATCATTAGGACATGGAATCAATTGACATCAACTTACTCATCCCACATGAGCATAATCCACGCACAATCTCAGCGCGGAAATTCGAATACCTGAAACAATCCATCAAGGACTTTCCTGAAATGCTTCAAATAAGACCGATTATAGTCGATATGACGAATCGAATCCTATGTGGCAATATGAGGTTCCAAGCATGTCGAGATATTGGCTTAGAGACAATCTATATCAATCGAGTGGACTTACCTGAGGAACGGGCTAAAGAACTGATGGTGAAGGACAACTTATCCTACGGGGATTGGGACATGGATTCACTGGAGTTCGGTTGGGATATGGAAATGGTCGAGAAGTGGTTAGGTAAGGAGAACGTAGATTACTCAGCCCTTGATGACTACGAGGATGTCTTAGCAGGTGTTGACGACCTCTATAACGGAGTCAAGAAGGCAATCCAAATCGAAGTGGGGGCAAAGTACGAAGAAGCCAAGGAACTGGAGAAGCAATGCCGAGAGGCAGGTATCTATATTGGTGGCGAATTCATTCAATACCTTCAAGACGTGGTTAAATGAAAACAATCGAACTAATACGGGTAGAGCATTCCAAGAAGGTTGGGGATACCTGTGGGGATATTCTTCCCAATGTAACTGAGGATTGCATACTAACTTCAGATGGTGTACCTGTGGGCTTCTACTTACGGGATGTCCGCAATCATTCAGAGAAGTTAGGCAAGTTCTTAGACATCGCCAATGCTGAATTCAGGTCAAAGCGTGTACCCAAATCGGTAATGACTCGAAGCAGCGCACTGAACGCACGTAGGGAGGGCGGTAAGGGCGTAGAACAGTACTCTACAATAATTGGCTCAGTCCCACCGAAACCACACATGAGAAGACCTTATCCAACGCGGAGCAGCGTTCACTCAGTGAAGTCCGCAGAGATATTCGTCAAGTCGATGTTACTCGCAGCACTGGAAAGCGAAGAACTAATCAAAAAGTATACGCCTGAAATCTACGAAACTCAGATTAAGACCATTGCCGAAAATGTACCAAAAGAATGGCGATTCGCAAATGGGTTTACTTCCTCTATTTCAAATTTCAATATTGCAGCAGCCTACCATATTGACACTGCAAATTTAGTTCCATGCGTAAACGTAATTCTGTCAAAAAAGGAAAATGCATACGGGGGTGATTTGAGCGTTCCTGATTATGACGCGGTATTTTTTTCGGGCGATTATTCGATGGTAGTTTACCCTGCGTGGAGGTCACTTCATGGGGTGACTCCAATCGTTCCAACGGCTCTAAATGGGTATCGAAATTCGTTCGTTTTTTACCCTCTCAAAGCGTTCAAATATGATGAAATTAAGGGCGAAAATTAGGTGAAAAAAGGGCAAAAATTGGAAAAACACAAAATCGCGTGAGGCACAATTAGAGCCGTTTAGAGCGAGTTTACCTATTCGATGGGATGGTAGTATTAAAAAAAAAAGATATGCAAAACGCCCTCTGAGACAGGGATACCAAAGGGGTTAAAAAATTATCAGTTATGTGTGGAATCGTTGGATATTGTACAAAAAACAGGGACGAAAATGACGCTTTTCGGGTGTTCAAATTGATACGTCAATCACGCATTCGGGGGCTTCACTCATTCGGTTTTTCGTGGTATGAAAATGGACAAATTTTGTCCAAAAAGTACTTTCAAAAAGAGTTCAAAGATTTGAAAATTCCTGACTCAGATACCCTCATTTTTCATAATCGCTATTCGACCTCAGGCGACTTTCGTGACCATAAAAATAATCAACCAATCGATATTGGCGACCTCTCATTAGCGTTCAACGGGGTGATTGATATGCGGACGAAAAAAGAAATGGAAGACCATTACGGCATCAAAATGGAAACCGATAATGACGGGGAAATAGTCCTAAGGGTATCCAAAGGCGACCCCGAGGAAATGGTAAAATTCATATCCAACAAAGGAAGTTTTTCGGGAATCCTTCTCCAAGGTGGCGACCTTTATGCGTTCACAAATGGGCGCAGACCTCTATACCGAGCAATCTTAGGTCAATCGACCTTCGTGGCTTCCACCAAAGATATATTTCATCGGGCTTTGGAAATCAATCCTGAGCCAATACCAATCAATACCCTAATCAAATGCAGTTAATTATCACAAGTGCAACGGAACAGGATGCCGATTGGATAAAAGCAATCTACAAGCAGGAAAAAGAGCATTTAGGCTCATTCAATCTTTATCAGGTATGGGACAATTACCTGTCAGGCACTGGAAACAATCGTTTTTCCAAAATTGAAGATTTCGCCTTCTGCAATTGGGGGTACTCACCCCGTAAGAAATGCTATGTTATTCATGACATCGGAATCCATGCCGACCACAAAGGGAAGGGAATAGGCAAATTCTTTGTTTACTCCATCGCTGAAGTGGCAAGGCGAAAACAATCTTACCTGATGCTGAAATGCAACGTAACGAACGCAAACGGCAATAAGTTCTACGAGGCTATCGGAATGCAACAAAAGGGCGTGAATTACACTAAGAACGGACAAGAACAAAACGTATGGATACTTACCTGAAAGAATATTTACAATACCACATGAACTCATCGCGATGTAGGGACATTGACCCTGCGAACGATACCCTGCGCTATATCTGCAATCGATTCGAACTGAATCTCGAACAACGATATTGGTTAGCCTTCCTGTATGCCTGTACCTATTCCCCTACCACCACTTACTACATTTACAATGAATTTCCTGACTTCGAGAATGTCGATGTAAATCGGCTTCAACGATGGTGGGACTCAAAGAAATCCGCACTCATTTTTCAAACTGATAGATTACGAGTGAAGACCTCAAATCAATTCGTCAATTCGTTCAAATCCTATCGGGACTTAATTGGCTTTGGAACTCAAGATGATTTCTTTTCTTCCCTGTGTACTGGAAACAACGATTCAAACTACGATAGGGTGTACAAAGCAACGGGAGAGATATTCACGTTCGGACGTTTTACCCTGTTCATTTATTTGGAGATGCTGAACGTACTTACCGACCTTCCCATTGAGCCGACTATACTGGATTTGTCTGAGGCAGAATCATGTCGCAATGGGGTGGCATTCGCCTTCAATCGTAGACACTTGAACACGCATGGCAAAGACAAGAAACTGACAAAGCAGGAAATACTTCTACTCCAAAACGACTTCAGCGAAATAATGGAAATCGTACAGGAACTGGACATAGAACACAAATCAATATGGAACGTGGAGACGACCTTATGCGCCTACAAGAAATTTCGGTTAGGCAAAAGGTACGTAGGCTTCTACATCGAAAGGGCAGGGAAGGAAATAGAGAAGATGCAACAGGCTATTACTGAGGGTGTTGACTGGACGCCTCTATGGGAGTTCAGGAAGGAAACCTACAATCACTCATTACTCAAGGAACTATGGTAAGAATCATTCTTTTAATCGGTGTTCAGGGGAGTGGCAAAACGTGGGTATTCAAGCAACTGATTGAGCGATACCTGTGCAACTCAAAGAAGAAGATAGGCACCATTCGATACCACACCAATGGGGAGTTAGTCATCGCAGGTAAATACGACAATTCCATGTTTGAAGGTAGCGACAAATTGAGCATGGCAGTGATGTCTGATTACGACCTGTTCATGCAACTGAACGCACACAACATAATCCTTCTCGAAGGAGACCGATTCACCAATAGCAAGGTAATCGAAAATGAACTCTATCCACCATGGGTAATCCGAATCAATAACGATGGCAAATGGGGAAGGGAACATCGAGGTTCAAAGCAATCGGAGGCGGTAATTCAAAGGATGCAAACAAGGGTAAACAACATAACGCCTAACATGGAGGTGGCTGACTCCAACGAGGCTTTGAAAGTAATAACAAATCTAATCGACCAATATGAAATTCGTTAAGAACACCAAGTACTACACAGGCGTGGTATATGAATGGAATCTTCCAACGGGACACACCTGCCCATTCGCACTGGAATGCTTAGTCAAGGTAAACAGGGAGACAGGGAAGTTTGAAAACAAATCAAACGCATACCGATGTTACGCAGCATCCCCCGAAAGATTTCCTGCAGTGCGCGAACACCGATGGGCTAACTTCGAGTGGGTGAAGAACGGAAACAAACCAATCATACCAAAGGGGTGCAAGGCAATCCGAATCCACGCTTCAGGGGACTTCTTCAGCCAAGCATACTTCGATATGTGGCTTGAAATCGCAAGAGAGAATCCGAATGTAGAAATGTGGGCATACACCAAGAGCCTCAACTATTGGGTAAGGCGCATTAGTTCCATTCCTGCTAACTTGACCTTAACGGCTTCAATGGGTGGAAGGCATGACCAACTAATCGCGGAATATGGATTGAAACACGCAATAGTAGTAAAGAACAAATCCGAAGCCCTTCTACCTATCGACTACAATGATGACTATGCAAGAATACCAAATCAGTCATTTTACCTGCTCGATAACTTCAAGAGCAAATAATCAACGAGAAGGCGTCTAACATTCGTTCTAAGGCACTAATGTATATCGTAACAAGGAATAAGTTAACTTTGTAAAGAAACACACTGAGAAACAAACTATAACAATCAAATGTATGGGAGCCTCTAAGACACAAACGGACACACAAAAAAAAGCGATGATTCAAGCGATGGAGAAATCATTGGGAATTGTCACCACTGCATGTCGTAACGTGGGGATTGCAAGGGACACTCACTACCGATGGATGAGGGACGATGACTCCTACCGAGCCTCGATTGAATCCATTGAGGGAATGACACTGGACTTAGCCGAATCGAAACTTCATGAGGAAATCCTGCAGGGCAATACGGCAGCGATTATATTCTTCCTAAAGACCAAAGGCAAGAAGCGAGGGTACGTTGAAAAGCAGGAGGTAGAGACCACCATCAAGACGCCTGACTTCAGCGGAATCTCAACGGACGAACTCATGCAACTTCTGAATGACTGAGGCAATGGCGATGAAGGTGTCACCGAGGGAGAAGGAATACCTACGGCAGTTACTTCGGAGGGAGTTAGCAAGGCGTTCCCTGTGGCAGTTTTGTCTTTACATTGATGCTGAGTTCTTCAGGTCAAGACCATTCCTTCAGGAAGTGGCAGAAGCACTGGAGATGATTGACTCAGGGCAACTGAAATCGCTATCAGTGTCGATGCCCCCAAGGGCAGGAAAGTCCTACATCACTTCCCTCTTTTGCGCATGGACGTTGGGGCGCAATCCTTCTGAGTCAGTTATGCGTAACACCTGTACTGCAACACTCTATGTGAAGTTTTCCTACGATGTTCGGGCAGTGATTCAATCCACCAAGTACAAGGAGGTTTTTCCTGAGGTCAGGCTCAGCGATGACAAGAAGAATCTACAAGGGTGGAACACCAACTCATCGAGGCAGGTCGGTTACTTTGGTGCAGGGGTTGGGGGTACTATCATCGGCTTTGGTGCAACCAAGGTGGCTATAACCGATGACCTTTACCGAGGGATTGAGGATGCCCTCAGCGATACAGTCAACGACAGGATTCACCAATGGAAGCAATCCACTCATGACTCACGCTTCGAAACTGGATGCGCACGGGTTGACATCGGGACTCGATGGTCGCTTAACGATGTCATTGGCAGGAACATGGAGCAGGGCGTATACGAAAGGTCAATCATCATTCCTGCGCTGAACGACAACGGGGAATCCTTTTGTGAAGCCGTAATGACCACTGAGGAGTTCATGGAGAAGCGGAGAAGGACTTCACCTGAGATATGGAGTGCTGAGTACATGCAGTCGCCTGTGGACATCAAAGGACGTCTATTCAGCGAACTTCAATACCTTGATGAATCCGAGTTCAATGCGCTGACCGAACAACACGAGGTGGCAGGTGCAATAGCCTACATCGATGTGGCTGACCAAGGGGCTGACTATACGGCAATGGCAGTGGCGGTGTTGGTCAACAATCGGTGGTTCGTATGCGACTACGTGTACACGCGAGACAATACCGACATCACGCTTCCCATGTGCGCTTCCCTGTTGAACAAATGGCAGGTTAAATACTGCAGGGTTGAATCCAACTCCATGGGGGCGATGTTCAGCCGACAACTACAAACGCTGACCGAGTGCAAGATACTGCAGGTGGCGAATCAGGTCAACAAGGTTACCCGAATCATAATGCAATCGGTGTTCATTCAGAATCGACTGACCTTCATCCGAAAGGAGCAGGACTCGATGGCAATCCAATTCGTGCAGAATGTACTATCCTTCTCAAAGGAGGGGAAGAACAAGCACGATGACGCACCCGACTGCATGGCAGGACTTTCTATTTTTCTGCAATCGTTATTCAAAAATCTTTAACTTTACATAATGAAACTTTCTAACACATGGACTTAATAAATTTTTGGCAATCTTTTTTCGGTGTCAACTTCAATCCAATGGGGCGATACATTGACCAAATGCGGACTATCTTCCCTGTCAACCAATCGCAGATTTGGGGGAAGAAGGAAGCCGTATGGGTGGACGTGAATGACGCATGGAAACTCTACATTGAGATACCTGAACTCAGAGCCGTAATCGACAAACGGGCGCAAATGATGTCAAGCAATGAGCCATGCCTCTACGACTCCAAAGGGGAGAAGGTTGAGAAACATTGGGTACTGGACTTAATCGACAAGCCGAACGCCATTCAATCATGGTCAGACGTGGTGTATTCTTTGAGCGTTCAGGATGGCTTATACAACAACGCCTTCGCTTATGCACCTGCGCGAATGGGAGGCATTCGAAACCTGATTGTACCCCTTCCTGCTGACAAGGTCAAGATGCACCTCAGCGGAAAGAAACTCAAGCAAATGGATGCCGAGGATATGGTTGACAAATTCACCTTTGTGTACGACACTGGAGACAAGGAGTCAATCGAGTGGGTGGATATGCTCTACTTCACAACTGACGATGGGATGAACATCATCAAACCTGTCAGCCGAGTGGAGACCTTACGCTTCCCTCTTTCAAACATCCGAGCGCAATACCACAAGCGCAATGTACTACTCGAAAACATTGGAGCAATTGGCATCCTGTCGTCTGAGAATAGCGACATGGCAGGGGC